TCTCAAAAGTCATCGAGGGCTTTAATCTCGCTCGGCGTGCCGAGCAACTCTCACTACATACGTTGGCCGACTACAACAACTCGTTCCGCAAATTCCAGGCTTATCTCGACGGCAAGGATCCACCAATCGACGAAATCACCGTCCGCCAGGTGCGCCAGTTCCTAGATCACCTCGGCACAATTGTCGTCGCACCGGCAGGCATCGCACGGCGACCAGCGAGACCGCTGAGCAAAAAGACGATCCTCAATATCCACACCGGTCTCTCTGCGCTCTGGACGTGGGCAATTAGAGAGGAGTATGCGAGCGACCACATCATTCGCCGCATTAGACCAGCCAAGCCAGAACAAAAAGCGATCGATCCTATGTCCAGAGAAGACATTGAACTCCTCATATCCGCTTGTGATTATTCCCGTCCATACATCCGGCCAGGAAAAAAGCAGTGTTCGCACGCCCGGCCTACCGCCGAGCGTGACAAGTTGGTCATCCGTTTTCTATTGGACACGGGCGTTCGGGTTAGCGAATTATGCGGCCTGTGCATCAAAGACATCGATCTGCGAAACAATCGCGTCAAGGTCTTTGGCAAAGGGGCCAAAGAGCGCATCATTCCCATCGGCAAGCGGCTCTGCAAGGCTATCTGGCGTTACCTGGCTGCCCGTCCGGACGCCGATCCGGACGATCCATTTCTTCTGAACAACACAGGAGAGGATAGCATAAATCGCTTCTCTGTACGCCGAGTGCTGAAACGCCTGGGCGAGCGGGCCGGTGTACGAAACGTCTATCCCCATCGTTTCAGGCACACGTTCGCGCTTAGCTACCTTCGCAACGGTGGCAGTGAATTTACGTTGACGCGCATCCTCGGCCATAGCACTATGGAGATGACCCGGCGCTACGCTAAAATCGTTCAATCCGACGTTCAGCAAGCGCACAAACGAGCAAGCCCGTTAGATAACTGGAAACTATAAACACAAAGCCCCTTCACGAGGGGCTTTACTTTATTCAGGTACACTACTTACGTCTCAAACTCTGTGAGCTTTTTTTCGATCCACGCTATCGCACTGAGTGCCTGCTTCATACGCGCCATGGCCTGTTCGGCTAATTGATCGTTACCGATGTCCTGTGCAATCTCGGCATCGTACTTGGCATCAATGTACGTATTTTGCCAAGTGGCCAATTTACTGCGCAAAATGGACAAGTGTCGCTCAATTGAGATGTCCAAGTGCTGCCTCCTCTAGTGTCTCTATGCGTTCCGCCAACTGGACGATAGCGCGAACGTTTACGGATATTTGTCCAGAGAGGGAGCGGCCCGGAATCAGTTCCTTTCTCCGTTCATAGTTGTCCCTCTCCTTTTCAGTCGGCGTCCACCCAACGGGCATCGCTTCGCGAGTCTTCTTGTCGTACCAGCGGCGATAAGGGACTTGCCTGGCTACACCCTCGATCAAAGAAGCGTGATCGATCTTGCTCCAATCTTGCCCCGGCTCGATAGATGCCGGATCGTCACGGATAGCTTTCAATGCACTGACGGCATCACCGCGAAAGTGCAATGACCGGTCGATTAGTTGATCGGCACTAATGTCCCCCTCGAAGTAATTCATCACACCCGCGCCGCCGTCCTGGTAAATGCCATAGTGGTTACCAGTTCGCACGTCTATTAGGGTATTGATCACAGAACCGGAGACAGTACCAGCGTCGACGTCAACTTGGACGACCAGTCCAACTGCGTCCCCGCTGATCGTTCCCCCGTCCATATCCAGGAATACCATTAGAGCTATTCCATCGTCCGTCACCGTGCCACCGTTCATATCCAGCATGAAGTAGCAACCGAAAGCATCATTGTTGACCGTGCCCTGGGTCATGTAGACACGACCATACAAGCCAGCTAGATCGTTCACTGTTCCACCAGATTGGTTAAGATTGGCAGCCGCAAATACAGAATACAGGTTGAACGCTCCCGTTCCCCCAGTCTTTTCCACGTAGCTGTAGAAATTGTAATAGCCTGCGCTTATAGTAGCACCGGTATTGGATATTTGAACTAACGGCGCAGTGCCCGCCCCACCTCGCCCAAGTCCCAGATGACCATCACTCGCCCTCACCACTATGACGTTGTTACCAGCGTTGTCTTCCGCACGGAAGTCTATGTCCGCCCCATCCTGGTTGACGACCACTTCGCGTTGGTCGTTTGTAGTGACAAACGTCAAGTAATCGTCGTTGCCCCCTATATCTCGTATGACCAGTGCGGCCCCTACGTTATCCATCAAGATCAAGTTCCCTGCTGAATCGATGGTGAGAAATTTGGTGAGTGTACTGTCGTACAACGATATTCCAGAGTTACCACCGGCACCACACATCTCGATGATCAACTCTGACTTGCCTGCTACTGCGTCGTCGTCCAGATAGATGCTGAACGTGTCATCGTTCGTGCCGCCAATGACCTTGAGGGCAGGTGAATCGCCAGCCCCATCGTCCAATTGCAAATCTTTGAGGACGCTGATATTGCCCGCTGTGTCCACGTCCACCGCCTGTGGGTCGCCGTCGCTGGCCCACAGTTCGGAGATTTTGCCGATCTCAGCGCGCAAGCTGGGCACGTGAGACCCACCGCTGTCCTCGGCAAATCCAGCCAGGATCCAACTGTTGCGCTGTCCGTCGGTCAGTCTCTTGACCCACACGTAATCGTTGACGGCTATCTCGTATACCGTCGCCGCGCCCGCCGCTTCGACGTAGACCGTCTCGCCCGTGCTTTCGATCTCGCACTTGATGCCCACCGTCGCCCGATTGGTGACCGAGGTCACCTTAGCCCGGAACAAACGGCTCTTCTCAAATGCCGTCTGGCCCATCTTGGCAGCCATCAAACTACCAAATTCGTTTCCTCTCATGAGCTATTCTCCCCGAGGTCGGGCGGATTTTGATTTGCTCGCGTGATGGTATGGAAACTCCCCCGCCAGGTACCCATTCCAGGATCGATTTCGTAATCCATTGCGGTTATGTAGGTATCCTCCACGCTGAGAGCAATGCCCGTATTGGTCACTCGATTTGAATCCGGCGTGAACGTCACCGCTATCCAGTTGTACAAGTCGAGAACCGGCATAGCGAACACACGAAAATCACACTCGGCGGTTGGCTGCAACTTGTACCAATATCGACCTGCCCAGGTTTTTAAGGTGGACGGGGAGTCACAGATCAATCCACTCACTTCCTCGATTCGCCCATCCAGTCGATTTACGTCGCTCGGCCAACGTGCCCAGATTTCCTCCAGGTCACTGTTCAACGCCGTGAACACGACCTGGCCCACGGTAAAATCAGGCGGATTCGGCGGATCGCCTTGTGGATCGCCATAAGTTTGGTGCACCACGGCAATGCTATCAAAGAGTGAAGTCGTGATCGTAAACTGGGAGCTGACCGTTCCTCCACGCACGTCGGGATCCTGGATGAGATAAAAGTCTCCCTGGCGACTGCAATAGATATTGCAGAAGGTACGCTGGGCGACGTCGGCGCACACGTCCCAGATTGGCCCTGGGCTAATTTTCAAATTGGCCGGGCTATTGTCGTCGTTGAAAAAGTGGACGTTGTGCCGATGGTTAAACTTGCAGCCGGTGAGAATGTACCACACTGCGTCCATCACCTTAAAGTCAGAGATGACGATCTCCTCGCCGGTGTCCGACTTGGAAAAATAGAGGTCGCACACTTGCCCGTATCCGAGCATCTTTTCAGGCGAGATCAAAGTAATCTCGAGATACGTCTGTCCTGAATCTTCGTGGACGCGCCGCAACCGGTCGACGTAGCCGTAGAATACGCCATTCGACCAGCGATAGCCACCGAATGTATCTTCTGAGCCGTTCCAGTACATATCGATCTTGAGCACGATGCCCTTTTGTCGCTCCAGGCCGGTACAATCGCCGTATGCCCGGATCGTCATCTCCCAGCCGCCAGCGCCGACGTCGGCGTGAAAACCGGTCACCTGACCAACGTTGACCTCACTAGCACCATAAACGACGTAGGCATAATTAGTTGCGGCACTGCCACTTGTAGTGAGATTGATCGTTGCCGTGCCCGATCCGCTGGCCGGTGCAGTGTACGTGCATTGATTCCCATTCGGCGTGATGCTCCCACTACCCGATAACGTCCAGGTGTGACCGGTCGCGGCCGCGCCGCCACGCTGGATCGAAGCGTCGCCGTACAGCACGATGGACGCAGAGTTATCGATCCAGGAGTGACGGGGAAAAACGTTCACCATATCGAAAAATGTGTACGAGGAATCAGGAGTGAACGAACCGATGCTTTCGACGTTGTAGACGGGGAAGGACACAAATCGGCATGCCATACGTTGATGTGCCGATTTTAATTTGTTGACTTGTGCACCGGTAAGAGCCATTGCCGTTCATCCTACGATGATGATGCGCATGGTGACCTGTTGCACGACCTCACCCTGGTAGACTGCTTGCGGATGTTCGGCGTATGCAGTCACCGAACGCCAGGACGACCACGAGCCTCCGGAGGCGTGCGGGGGAATGACGAACGTGCCGCTCGAATCCTTGTTCGTATTGTACCGGTCACGGAGATCGATCCAACTCGCCAGAGTGATGTTATTCCAGGCCAGAGTACCAGCTTCGCGTCCCTGTGCAACCGGTTTGCCGTCCGCCATTTGGCCAACCGTGGATGGGTATTCCGGCGTGTAGCTGTCCGGGTCTGGCCCTGAGATGAGCGAATTCCAAGCCTTAAAATAACTGCTCATCTCGCCCCCCAGGCCGCCGATGGACGCATGCCCATTCCGGTTACCATCTCTGTGTTATTGCGTCCGATCTCCCGGTTCGTGTACGCCTGGATCGCGCCACTGTCGTCCACGGAAACGATGACCTCTACTTGCTGGGAGCCGCCTATCCCGGCGATCTTGGAGAACCATTCACGACCCATCTCTTCGCCGCCAAACATCTTCCCCAATCCGTGCGCTCCAACAGCGGCAAATTGCTGCAAGTTAGCCATACCCTTTTCTTGCCCCCACTTGGAGCGGGCAATGGCCTCATATCCGAGACCCCCTACCGCAGCTCCGGCCAGCCCGGCCAACGCCACACCGCCGGCAGCCAGCCCGCCAGCCCCGGCAGCCGCGCCCGCTACCCCAGTCCCACCGGCGGCCGCCGTTCCTGCCCCTGCCGCTGCCCCACCACCGCCCAGCGCACCACCGAGCATCTTGGCTGCCCCGCCGAGTAGTGCCTTGCCACCGCCCAACGGGCCTAACGCCATAGCCCCACCGATGAGCAACTTTTGCGCCCATTCCGGCATATTGAGAAACGATTCGATCAAACCTTGGACCGTACCCGCGATATTGCCGATGGACGCGGCGATTTTGTCCAGGCGTTCCGGCGTGAGCCATTCCAGGAAACTTTTTACGGCGGTCACCAACAAGTCACCGATCTTCTCGGCCAGGGCCACCACTTTGTCCTCGTTTTTGGTCAACCAGTCGATCAACGTGCTCAGTGCCTCCACTACCTTGTCCAACACGCGCATGCCGACCGTCTCTCGAAAAATATCCCACGCCGCTTTCAGTTTGTCGATAGCGATCTTGGCCGGTGCGGTGGCCACGGGGATCATGTCCAACGAATCGAGAGCCTTGTCTACCGCTTCCGCACTTGCCCCTATTTCCTCCAGGCTCTCAGCAGCAGTGCTGGCCTCGCGCCGGACGACACTAGTGTACATTCCCAGGCCTTGCTCGCTGACAGAGATCGCCGCCTCTGTAGCAGCGCGGATCTTTTCCTCGGACTTGCCGAGTTGTTCTGCCGCTGCCTCCATATTCCCGGCCATCATCTCGTTGACGATGCCGATCTGCTCGGCAGCCGTCAAGTCGGGGCGATACCTGGCCACCTTTTTGATGGCCGACAAGTACGAATCCCACTCTTTGGTGGTCAGCTTTTTGCCTTGCGCGCGAAACGATTCCGCCAGGTTGGTGGCGTTGCCGTACAACTCGGCCAAATTCACGCCGGTATCTTTGGCCACGCGGCGCATATCGTCCATCATCCTGGATGCCTGCGCTCCCGATCCGGTCAGATTGGCCAGGGCAGCTTCGGTGCTCTCGGCGGCGAGGGCCGGTTGGATGAACGCCTCGAACAGTCCACGTGCGGCGTTGGCGACGGTGTTCAGTGCCTCTTTGAAAAAGAACAGCTTTTGCGTCAGACCTTCCAACGCTTTAGCCCCGCGTTCGCCCATCGCTTTTAACGCCGATCCTGCCCGTTTTGCCACGCCAGGTATCTTTTTGATCGCGCCCGTTGCCTTACTGACAGAACGGGCAACCTTGCCGGTCGCCTGGCTCACGCGCTCTTTTGCAGTTAGTTCGATACCCAGTTCTTTATCGGGCACGCTTTGGACCTCCATAGTACCAGGCTAAAAACTGATACCATTGCCGATAGTCAGATTCGATCAAAAATGTCTTCAAGTATCGAGGGTGAGGGATGCCCAACTCGCGACACAACAGAAACCCAAATCCCTCATCCTCGCTCAAGCTTCCCCCGGCGATCCAGCCTCCGGTTCGATGATGCCAGAGAGTTCGAGAATCCGGTCAGAGATTTTGGAGAGGGGGCCCAGGGGTTTGGCCATGAGCAGCTTGTATTGCCCTGGCGCAAATTCCGGTTGCACACATCCAGCTTCGACGATCAAGGCCGTCAATTGCACTTCGCGAAGTTCACCGGTTTTACGATTCATGGCTTGCCGTTTGGCCCGTTCCAATTCTGCCGAGGTGATCGCGCGCACTTTGACCATCCCGCCCCATTCCGGCAACTCGACGTCGTCTTCCGGCAAGGCTGCCTCGATGATGTTAGAAAGCGTAAGATAATCCATCGTTCCCGCCTCTCTACGTTCTAAGACGCTCCCAGAGAGCTTCTGCGACTTTTCACGTGAAAAGTCGCCGTATTCCCGCTCAGAAACGTTCTAGGAGAGTATCGTCACGAAATATCGGCCAACGCGCCATTACCACCGACGTTGATGGACACGCCATTGAGTGCCGCACCCGAAACGGTCTTGGTAAAATTCAGCACAATTCCTGCGCCGGTGCGTCCTTTGGCATTGTCTTCGTCGGTGTACAGGTATAGCGTCGCCGCCGCACCCACGGACAACAGCGACAATAGTTCGGTATCGCTTTCGTCCAAATCGACTTCCAGCGTCGCCGTCCAATCGGTGTGGCCGGTGATCCGGCCAGTATGATCTTGTCCGAGCGGCTTTTGTGTATATTCGTCCACGCTCTCGTTTAGCGTCCAACTGTTGACGTTACCGATTGCCGTCTTCGAGGTCGCGCCGAGTTTAACTCTCCCATCTTTTCCAGCTAAAACACTCATCTTATTTTCTCCTTGGATCTAGCCGTTCTCGATGCTCCACGATCGGAGGGGGCAACGGCTCGATGATATGAAAACCACAATTCTTGCCAGACTGACCGCGTTCGACCACACGCAAGTGGTTTACCTGTGCGTCTACCACGGCAAATTTGAATCCCAATTGGTGGCAGGCAAACGTGAAAGCGATGTCACTCCCATACTTGGATGGTTCGCCTCCTTGCCAGGTCACAACGCCTGGCTTAACCAGACGATTTTGCAACGTAAACCACGGGCGCGGCACACTATCAAAGACGTGCCGCTGAATGAGGATGCAACCTGTACCGCACCAGGTCACACGGCCCGCGCCGTCTCTGGTCACGGTCGGATACGTCTTGCCGCTGATGTTCTTTGGCAACCCGACTGGGTAATCGACGACGGCAATGTCGGCCGGCGTATAGAGCGCGTCCACCATCTTGACCAGCGTACCTGGCCCGGGCTGCATGTCCTCCTCTACGAGCCAAATCGCGCTCGCGCAGGTAGCCAACGCTCGTTCAACGAGTTCGTTGAAACAATCGGGAATCGGCAAATCGTGTGTGAACAGCCAACCTACCCAATCATCGCCGATAGACCACGACTCTCGCAATACGGCCTCCACGGTTCGGCTGTGAATGAGGCCCCGCGAGGGCGTCGCCGCTACTACTTTCATTCTCGAACTCCTAAAACGTACTTGGGCCGAAAGTCTGTCTTTGCCCTGGGCACGATCAACCCATCTGCGGATTGACACCAAATGCCACCGTTGCCCATCGTTTCCGCCCGTTTTACGCTGTAAAGATGCCTGTGAAACATGCTGTCATCCAGGATGGGCAACGACCACAACGACGTTCCCTCGATACACTCTAGCAAAGCCGTCGGATCTCTCGTATGCTCCAACACCTCGAACAGCACGTACACTTGAGCGTCGGGCAACCACCCTTCGACGTCCCCGGCCTGGAAACGCAAGTTTTCCGCATGGAAATGTTCCTTGCAAAAACGGATGGTCTCCAGATCGATGTCCACGCCCACGACACTCTGCGCTATCCAGGAGAGCATATACGAACCATAACCACAGCCACAGCCCAGATCGGCCACCGTCTTGCCCGCTACGAATTGCATCGCCCAGGCGTAACGTTCGACGTGATGGTGCAAGATGATGCCGCTCTCTGGATTCCAGGGCACGACTCGTTCACCGGTATAGTCCATCACATCAATTCCGCCGTAACCAATGTGATCTCGGCGTGGTTGCAAAGCACGCTGCCAAAGATGCGCATGTCCATCGCCAGGTTGGCCGGTTCACGGTACAGAGTAATGGAACGTTCATTGAGCACTGCGTCACCGTCCAGGGCCTCCACGACGTCCTCGGCGAGGTCGGCCAGCGTCTTGTCCGTCGTCGCTGAATCATCCAGGCCGAGATAGCCATCGAGCCGCCAGGTGTAGACTCGAACGATGTTATTGCCCGTGCGTCCAATGGAGGTCTCGGTTTGCGTGAATCCCTGGAACGTGATCTCCCAACCGCGTATCTGGACGGTGCTATCGATCGTCGTCTTGAACAAGTCCAAAAAGTCACCCCATGTGCTCGCCCAGCGTTTATAGTCGTGCGTTTTGCCCTTGTCGGTCACGCTATCGAGGACGACCTTGATCCGCGCTCTGTGTGTCGCGACGCTCATTTTGCAAGCTCCTGCAGGAATTGGGCCAGTTCATACTCCCAAATCTGGTCGATCTCTTTGCCACCCTTTGCCCGATCAAACGCCTTTTTGACCATAAAGACGCCCGCTACCGGACTCTTGGCGATAGCCCACGCAACCTGCCGCGCCTCTTTGCCCGATGCGATCCCCTTGCGCACGACCCACAGCATGATTGCGTCGATAGCCCGTTTCCCTGGATGTGGTATCGCCTTGCGTCCTAATTCCACCGGCCAACCGTAAGCCAGCGGAGAAACGACTCGCCCATACAAGTTTGGGACTTGCCCATAGATGTCTTTGGCAAAGCTGGCACGCAGCACACCAAAACTGACCGGCGTCTCGGACGTGATCCATTCCAGCAACAAATCGAGGCTACCGTCCATCGCCGCCGTCATTCGTTCGTTCAACAGATCGGGGGCGCCTTCCATTTGCTCGGCAAATCGTTCCCACTCGGACGTGTCCACCGAGATGCTAAAATCCTCGCTCATCGAGCGTACTTTCCTCGAAAAAGGAACTGGCGACCTGACGGCCAGACGGCCTCGGTGTCCAGGTCTACGAACTCGCCCGCTGGCTCGATTGCGCCGCCTTCTTCGACGATGCCCATATATTGGTTGTAGAGCGCGAAGAACTCTTGCGCCCTGGCTGCGAAATCCGTGGATTTGGATGATTGCGCCGCGCTGTCGGCGGCGATGGTCGAATCCTTGGATTGCGCGAACTTTGTGGCGATCTCCAGGCAACACAAGCCCGCCGCCCAATGGCAGATCGCGTAAAAGTCGCCGGTGGGCGTCGTCGTCACTTCCGGATCGCCACTCCATTTGTAGGACAAAGTGTACGTGATACGCATCGCCTCGCTCGCCACTGGAGCGTGACTGGGCAACCACAGATAGCGCGTATCGCTGGCCCAGTAATCGTCTTGCCAGTCCTCCGGGTCGAGGTAGATCGGCGTTTCGTCGTCGGCGATAGTGGCCGCCGGATACTCGATCTTTGTGATGCGGCTAAACCCTTCCACCCATCCCGATAGTTCCGAGGCGATGCCATAGTATTTGCCCCCGTCGCCGGTCACGTCGTCGACCTGGGCGTCCGGTTTATCCTTGCTATACTTTTCTACAGCCGCTTTGACCGCCGCGTCCACCGATGCCGAAGCAAAGATGTCAGCATCGGACGTGAGAAGGATGCCCACTTGGGTGTTAAACGTGGTGAGCGCCGTCGACATAGTTCACCTCAGATAAAAGCAACTTGCACATTTGGTGTCGTGCCAGTGATGGTAGCATAAATACCTTTCGCACACACAATCGGGTGCGCCGGGCAAAAGCTATCACTCAGGTTCGCCGCGACGCCGAGTTTGGCCACTACCGTGCCGCTGCCCTCCGTATTGTCATAGATCGTCACCGTCGCCGCGTCCGCAGCCCCACAAATATTGACGGCGACCAGCGCGCCACTCGATGCCTTGACCGAACCGCTTGCAGTGAGTGCCTTGTGTCCAACTGACGCAAACATCTATAGCACCTCCTCTTCCGGCGTTGGCTCTTCCGGCGTTGGCTCTTCCGGCGTTGGCTCTTCCGGCGTTGGCTCTTCCGGCGTTGGCTCTTCCGGCGTTGGCTCTTCCGGCGTTTCCGGTTCGACAATTTTCTTTATATCCAAAACCGTGATTCGCCCGTCTTTGCCCGTACCGGTGATGGTCGTCAGATCGATGTCGTGAACTTGTGCCAACTTGAACGCTGCCAGCGTGTACTTGAAATCGCCCTGGTCGATAGCTATTTCCTTCGGCTTCGATAACTCTGAAAGCGGCACGGTATACTTGTAACCGGCAACCATCACGATCACGATACGATCACCGTAAACTCGGTAGGATAGCCAGCCTCCACGCACATCCTTGTCTTGCCGTTGGAGCAGGGCGAGCGCATTGCGCAAAATTTCTCGTTCGTCCATCGATCATCCCTCCCCTACCGACCAGACAGCCAGAACCATCGGATCGTCGGCCCGGGTCCCACTCTGCGTGATCGTAAGCGTACAAATGGTATCTTTGGCCACATAGTCGGGGGCCGTCGTCGGTTCCAGCCAGTTCGGATCGCCGCTATCGCCGATCTGCGCCGCCGCAGCCACTGCCCCGCCCGCAACCGTTAACGTAGTCGCGTTCGAGTTGCTGCCAGACGCCTTGCTGCCCAGGTATTGCACAGGAAACGGGAACTCTTTTACCCAGGCCGCCGTGGTCGCGTCGCCGGTCTGCATGAGGGTCGTCACGATCACCCTATCGGCCAGTCCCTTAAAGTTCGCGCCTCCCTCGCCCACAGCGAAAAAGGCCAGGATACACGGATCATCGCCGCGCGTGCTGCCCTGGGTGATAGTGAACGTGTAAGCCGTATCGGGATCGGCGTAATCTGGTGTGCTATCCGGCGTGATCCATTCCGGATCGCCGCTGTCGCCGATAGCCGCCGCTGCCACCGCTGCCCCACCGGCCACGGTGATGGTCGTGTCGTTGGCATTGCTGCCGGACGCCTTGAGACCCAACAACTGCGTGGGAAAGGGAAATTCTACCACCCACGCGCCGTCCGTGGCGTCGCCGGTCTGGTGCAAACACACACATATCAAGTTCTCGCCCAAGCCGACAAAGTTAGATCCGCCCTCGCCGACCAGGAAAAACAGTATGGCCAGCGGATCGTCGCCTGGCGTGTCGCCCTGGGTGAACGTGACGGTGTAGACCGTGTCGGCAGCGGCATAATCCGGCGTAGAATCCGGCTGCGTGTACGTTGGGTCACCGCCCAGGCCAAAGGTGGCCGCTGCGAGGGTCGCCCCACCGGCGACGGCGATGGTACTGTTCTTGTCCGCGTTGCTCACACAGTGTTTGATGCCCAGCAATTGAGTAGGGAATGGAAATTCCAACACCCAATCCGCCGTCGTACAATTTCCTGTCTGTGAGAGCGTCACGGCTATGATTCGTTCGTTCATGTGATCATCTCCTTATCGAGAACGTGAAAGCCCAGCGCGTCGCGGTCGGACGCGCGCCAGGCAGTTGTTACGAGCCGCGCCTTTGCCACTGTCAATGCCCGCCTGGCGGACAGACCCAGTTTGAGCACTCGGATGATCCAGCGCACCATCAAGTCGGTGCCCAGAACACGGTTGCTCGCCGCATAATTCTTGCCATAACCGGCGATGACTATGCTGGCCCTCGATCTGTAGAACTCTCGCGCCATTTCCGTCTCCGCGCCGTAGCAGTTTGCTACCACCACGATTGCGCCGGTCAGGTCGGCTTGCGCAATCTGGCCTCGCGTGAGAGCGGGCGAGATTCTTCCATCTTGATCCTCGCCAAACCACAGATCGCCGCCAGGTATCCCGTGTAACCGGAAGTAGAGCAAGTCATATCCTTCCATCCACGACGGTTGAAACGTTTCGACCGTGACCGGTGGTGACGTGATCGGTGTTACTCCGGTCGCCCGTCTTACGCTGTTACAGGCAGACACGACGCAATAGGCAAAAACGTTCACTAATTGTCGCTCCGTGAAACCTCGAGCCAATTCGTACCGTCAAACCATAGTACAAGTACATCATATTGACCTCCAGCCCACGCTGCGCTGAGTTTAGTGGTACCACTATCCGCCAGATTGATCGTGTTACTGGACTCATTTGTCAATAACAAAAAATCACCAGCAGTTGCTCCACCTGTGGCAATAGTCGGCGTTACTTCAGTAGTTGCCGTGATGACCTGACATGTGCCGGTAGGTGTAAACGAAGTTGTATTTGCCACTTGAATGCTGCTTTGTGCTCCTACCCGTAAATCATCCGCAATCACAGCATCGCCATCGGAAAGTGTCATTCCACCAGCGGTGACCGTCACTCCGCCGGCGGTGATCGTTGCCCCACCCGAAGTCACCGTCAATCCTCCGGAAACAATGCGCAACCCACCACCATCGTCCACGTAGACGACGGGTGTGGTCGCATCCTGCAATTCCCAGATACGTCCAGTCCCATCCTGGTTAGCGACGAAAACGGGCGTTGCCGTTCCTCCGGTATCCGACAAGTGCAAACTGCTCAGATTGGTGACGCCCATCTCCTGGATGTCTGCGCCTGCGCTGGTCAACGCAACAATCGAAACGATCAACGCGAGCACGATGCCCCCGGATAGGCCGATTTTCCATTTTTTATCCATCTTACCTCCAGGTAAAAAGAGGGCGGACGGTTAGCCCGCCCATCAAATTCTGCTCTAGTTCTAGCTTACATTGTTCTTGTGGAGAGGACGGAAGTCGCTCACCGGCGCACAGTCATAGGTCGAACTGTAACGGTAGGTCAGCATCCGCACCTTGTAGCGCAGTGTGTCGTTGGTGAACATTGCGCCCCGCGTCTCGTTGTCGGACGTGTACAGCTCGGGCACACGGTTTCCACGGTAGAACAAAAGCCAGATCGCTGGAAAGCGTTCCTTATTACCGACGATGGCCCAGTTGTCGACATCCGTCCAATCGGGAACGACGACTACCTCGAACGTCTGATAGTACGGGTTGGGATCGTTGTTTGCCGATCCGGGAATGTCTTCCGAATTGCGAATCTGCAATGCTTGCGCCCGCAGATCGACCGGCACGAGCAAAAACTTGGGTTCGACGAGCAGTTTCGCTCCCGTACCCTGGTCGCCTGCCTGTTGTTTCATCAGGGCCGTCGCCGCCGCATCGAATGAAGTGTAGCTCAGAGCCGCCGTCAACAGGTTAGCGTGTCCACCGCTGGTCGTCGTTGCCGTGGCGTTGAACAGATTGCCCGGCGAACCGACCAGAAGTGGCCCGGCGTGAGTGTTGACGGTGAACACACCGCCAACGAGAGCCGAGAGGGTGTTGTACCAGGAGTCGGCCAGGAGCTGGGGGATCGCCCGCACCTTATTCACCTTGTCGCGCAAGAGGGTTTCCATGGTGATGCCCACGTAATTCCCTTTTTTCACGAACGCGGCCGTCTCCTCTTCGTCCACCCACGATAGTTCGGTGTAAGCGTGTCCTTCGTCTACGACCGATAGAATTCCCAGGCCAAACACGCGAACGAGCGTCGCCGCGTCTATGGTATCCACCTCCTCGGTGCGCACGAGGGGATCCCACCACTGGTGACGCGCTTGAAAGTCGGCAGCCAGGATGACGTTGACGGCGTTTTTGACGATGCTGGACATCGTACTGGTCGTCGCTGCCTCGTAAAAGCGGCTGTTCTGAGCGAACGGATCGCCAAAGGCATTGTAGACCCATTCCGAGAGCCGCCGCGTCGTGCCGCGCACCCGTCCGCCCTTAGTCCACGCCTTGTACGATTCAGGCAATCGTTCCTGTACATAATCGTCTTTGATGGATTCCAACGAGCGATAGAGGGAGTTGCCCGCTACCAGGCGCAGAAACTCTACGGCGCGCCAGTCGCTCTCGTCCATTCCGACGCTGATCGGCGCAGACGGCCCCGCGCCCTGGATACGGCCACTGCCATCCCTGGCCGCAACCACAGTTTTGACGTTTTCGATCATACGCTTCGACTCCTCGAGATCGAACGTTTTGCCAGCAAACGCCTGTTCGACGACCTGGCGTGCATCGGCTGCCAGCTTAGCCGCGTCCAACTGGTCGCGCAATGCGATCTTGCACTCCAACCGGCGCACCGCTTCCAATGCCGACGGCTCTTCTTCCGCTACGATCTCATCGGCGGCCACCTGCGCGGCGTGAGCCGCTGCCTGGGCCACGTCGGCCGGACTGGCTTCGGGCGGTGCATCCTCGGCTGCTTCTTCCGCCGCCGCGACCACCTCCTCTATCGCCTCTTCCGGTTCGACCTGCTCTTGTCCTTGATTCGCTGCGAGGGCTTCCTTGATCAAGGCACGAATTTCGTTGATCATTTCTTCGGTCAGTGCCATTTTAGCCTCCTGTTGTGTTGCGGCAATGAGACGGTTAAAGCCCCCGCCTGCCGCTGGGTCCGTTACCAAATCGACTGAAAAAATCTTTTTGAATCCCGAAATGACCGGTTGGCGTTTGCCCTCGATGGTCGCCTCCCGGCCTTTCGGTATCGTATCGATGGACAACCCGATGGTGTCCAGGATATCCACGTCGTGTGCATCTTTGAGCTTACCCGCCAGGACACGGTCGGAAACTTTCAAAATGCCCCGCAGTTTGCGTTTACTGCCATCCCAGCGCGGTTGTACGATTGCGCCGAGCCATTCCGTGCGCACGGAGCGCATCCCGGCCCGTTGCTCAAACTCAGCATCGGTCAAATGATTGTCGTAAACTTTTATACCGTCCCATTGTGGGACAGAATCGCGCAATCCTTCACAAAGGTAAAACCGCCCATTTTTGCTCCTGATATACTCCTGACCGTCTACCATCACGATGTCGGCGGGCGTCTCGGCTCCGATGATGGTCACATCCCATTCACGGCCCTGGAAATCCGGCCCACGTGGACGGATCGTAGCTTCCAGGTATTCTATCCGGCGTTGGGATTCGCCGTCCTTGGCTTTGATCGCCCCACAAATCTTTTCGGCGCGCTCTTGCGAGTATCCACGCTTCTTTTGATCGGCGATACATTGATCCCAGGAATAGTCTTCTTCCAAAGCGCGCCCCTCGACGATGCTCGTGTAACAGATAGCGATGGCAGTTTCCTTGTCGTACCCATCCGCCATTACTCGTTGGACGCATCGATCCATATCGCCGGTCTTTGTCGCCGGTACGTTTGGATATGGCATTACGCTGCCCTCCGTTTCAGTTCCGCCGCGATTCGCCCGTCCAGGCTGCTACCCACGCGCCCAAGCGCGGGATGATGGGTAATCGATCTGCAACGGCAATTGATCGTCTCCTCAGGTGGACCATTTGGATCGCCCGGGTACATCAATTTTGCCCGTTTGGGACCGATGATAAATGGTTCATCCACCGGGATCGGGCGATCTTTGTAAAAAATGTGCGCCTGCAAATGGGACCTGCGCGTGTGCACGTCGCCTGTTCCCAACCAGCTTTTAGTCAGGCCAGGTATGCGCCGCGCACTCTGTCGTTGCTGGCTGAACGTGCTCAGATTGAAAGTGCGTTGCATCTCGGTGCGCAGATCGGTCTCGGCGCGGGCGGCGATTCCCTCGACCGGATCGTGCCTCTTTTTCCACACTCCGGTTCGCGCCTCGATGCCCAGGTCTTGGGTGATGAGTTTCATCGCGTCCACCGGATTCTTTTGTCCCAGGACGGCCAGCCGCACTTGCTGGTCGATCTTGGCACGTATTTCGTCCGAAATCTGTTTGATGAGCCGCGCCGAAAAATCCAACACAGTGTTGAGCTGCGCCGTGGACGGCTGAAAAAAGATGCCTCCGATGCCAATCTTTTGAAAAGGCGCCGTGACCGATTCGCCCCCGGCCTGGTAAGTCTGCTCGAACGCCGTGCGCACTTCGGTCTGTAATCGCACCTCGAACTCGCCGATCAATCGTTCCAGGCCACGTCTCATCTGGTCGAGGCGAAAAGTCTCGAACCCGCCGGCAGTCGTGATCTCTGCTGCCACCTGCGAGCGCAATTCCTTCATCATGGCCAACATCCGTTTGATGGTCGTATCCTCCAACGAGCCGTAGCGGTTGGCTATGGCGTTCAATTCGTCGAGATATTGCTGTTTAGGAGTTGGCACTTGTGGTCACCTCATCGGGCACGGCCAGGCCGTGCATCATGTACCAATCGTTTGCATCTTGGGCGACGTTCAACCCATCCTGTTCGGCCTGCCCATCCACGGCCGCAACCTCTTCTTGCGGATTGATCTCCACGTCGATCTCGGCCATCATTTTGGCCCACGCCTCGGCAGCGTGTTCCCTGGTCATCCAACCGCGATCCACGGCCACCATCAAAGCCGTACTCATGGCGCTGGCAGCGGTCGAAACTTGCACCAAATCCTTGGTCGTCATTTCCGGCATCTGCAAATCGACTTTGGTATCGTCGGCAGTTGGCTGCCAGCGTCCGGCGAGTTCGGCCTGGTCACGGACGAAGGTCAGCATTTCTATTACCATATCTTTTGCCGCGTCCTGGTCGGTTTCCATCGTCCGCCAGGTGGGATCGCCCTGCGCCTGCGCCGTGGCCCGGTTCGTTTCGTCGCCGTAACCGTACCACGACTTGGGCAAACCGAGGCCACCCAGGATGAACGTCAGCAATTCCTTGCCCGTCTCGATGCTGCCCGCTTGTTTCAGATCGGGCGCGGTCGGGTTCCACGTCTCCCGGTCGTTGTGGACGTTGATGCTGCCCTTTTTGGGCGGATTCTTTCTGATTTCGTTGGCCCGTATCTTGATCCGTCCTTCGTCCGCGCCTTGGATAGTCACGTCCGTGAAGAAATAACCGGCTAGGTTCTCGCGATCGGCCAGGTCAAAGAACACACTTTCGTCCTGGTCGATCCAATCGGCTACTTGCAGCAAATCCGTGTAACCCCGCGCCTGGTTGGACAAGTCATTTCGAGAAAAATAAAAGCACGAACCGCTGTACTCGCTCAGCCCATATGCCTCTAGCATATCGGCTTCCCAATCTTCGAGCAACGCCTGATCGTGCATCACTAATTTGCCGGGATATAGCGGTGGGCGCGCCCGACCATCGTCGTATTCGATCCCGTCGTCTTCACGAATGATGCGATAGACGCGGTGGGCGTGTTCCATCCGTCGCCACGGTTCGTCGCCTACGGATTTCTGAATCTTGAGCACGACCGCCCATTTTTCGAGCACGTTGTCAGGGTGCTGAACGACCTTTTCGATCTCAGTCGGATCGATGTAACCCAATTTGACGCGGCCGTCGGTTTTACGCACAAAGACGGGGAATAATTGCTCGCCGAGTAAGTGGAGTTGGAGGACGTATTTTTTGAGCCGGGAGGACAACTTGTTGACCCGCCAGAAATCATCGACGATGCTCTGCAATGCTTCGTCGTCGGCTTTGGGGACGACGCCACGGCCCAGCTCGTAATCGCGCTTGATCTGCAAATAGCGTTTGGCTACCGGACTCATCAAGAAAATGCGCCAGGCGATATTGAGTACCTGGTCATAGTCCAGCCCGCCAAAATCGCGCACGCTGCCCGCCGTCGCCCGCCGGTAGCCGTATGATTTCAGGTCACCGCTCGGCGGTTCGTCGTTTCCACCCTCGAATCCGGCCTCGAAAGCGCGAGTCACTGCTGCTTCGTGCTCCGAGCGGGTGATCAGGCCCAACCGTTCTACGATTCGTCGTCCTAGATTCTTTCTGGCCAAAGTACGCTCCTATGTTCACGGCGATAGTCGGCGACCGGAACGTCTACCGTTTCGCCCACCGCCGGACCTCCCAACGCGCCCAGCATTTGCACCGCCCCACTCACACCGTCCACCTGGTCGTCGTGGCTGCCACGCGGAAAAGCCAACGCTTCGCTGACAAAAGTATTGTTCCAAGGTGCCCTGAGCATATAGATCAAGTCGTCCTCGATGCGACTGGCCCACACGTTGGCCCTGACTTCCTTGCCGCCCACGTCGCGCGGGTTCACGCTTCGGATGGTCAGACCCTGGAGCTTTTTGTCGCGCTGCAATTCCTGGAAATAACCACCCTGTTGGCCGGCGACCTCGATGCCCTGCTCGACGGTGACCCCATCGGCCAGCATCACTTGCACCATTCGAGGGCGCGCATCGGCCCACGGCCCACGGAAGCGCGCTATATCCAGGATGTAGACGCGGCCGCGCTGCGGATCGCGGCCCACCTTGCCGCCGACGATAAAATCGGCACGCTCGCGGCCGCTCACGGCCAGATCCCAATAACGCACCACACGTAAATACGCCGGCACTTCGCCCACGATCCGTATCTTGTGCGCCTTGATCATCGCCCCTTCCAACTGGCGAGGGCGTTGCTGGTAGAGGGCATCCCACTCGTAGCCGCCGATGTTCGCCTGGTTACTGCGTAACGTCGCCAAGTCATACTTTTCCGGCCAGAGAGGTTCGCCCGGCGTGCGTCCCAGTGGATCGACCGCACGCCACCATCCATTTTGGCAAGCCTTGATGACCTCATCTGCCTCGACGTGCTCGGCCCACTCCTCGGCGATAGCTGGCAAACAGAGCACCGTCCACCGGTCGGCTCCCTCCTCGGTGATCATCCTCTTGAGCAAACGCCCGGCCAGGTCATCTTCGTGCCAGCGCGTGTGCATCACGACAATGGCCGCCCCTTTTTCGAGGCGCGTGTAAGCGGTGGACGTATACCACTTCCAGATCGTTTCGCGCCGGACGCGGCTTTCGGCGTCGGCGCGATCGCGCACCGGATCGTCGATCACCAGCAAGTGTGCGCCGCGACCGGTGATCCCGCCGCCCACGCCAGCGGCCACCAAACCGCCGTGGTGACCGGCCACGTTCCACGCTTCGACGCTGCGGCTGTCGTCGGCGATGCGCACTTGATCCGTTTGCCCACTCTT